TCGTGACGTCTCGCACTACGTTCAGCGGGTGCGGCAATGGCTGGTCCGGCGCGAGTATCCGGTTCGGATCGTCTGGGTCTGTGAATTGACGCAGCGCAACAGGCCCCACTATCACGTTATGGTATTTTTGCCTCGGGGGATCACGCTTCCTAAACCGGATAAGGCTGGGTGGTGGGTCAAGGGTTGGTCCGCGATCCGGTGGGCGCGTCGTCCGGTTGGCTACCTGGCGAAGTACGCTTCGAAGGGTACATATGCCGTGCAGCTCCCGAAGGGTTGCCGGCTGTGGGCGCAGTCCGGCCTGCGCGGCGAGCAGAGGGAGATTCTGCGGTGGTGGTTGGCGCCTGGTTGGCTGCGTAGGTTTAGTAGTCCTGGGGATGTGCTGCGCCGCGTAGAAGGGTGGTGGGAGAATCGGACTATTGGGATTGCCTATCGGTCGCCGTGGGTGCTAGATTCCCTTGCGGGTGGCTTCTCCACGTTCATTAACCTTGGCTGGACTGAAGATGACATCCGGTTTTTGTAACTGCAAAAGGGGTAAGCAATGCGTATCGAAGTTAAAAGCGCCGTGGTTGATTCTGAGACCAGGCGGGGCCGTGACGGCTCAACGTTCCAAACTCACGAGCAGACAGCGTTCCTGGTGACGGAGGATGAGCGCCGGAAGATCAGGATCCGTCTGCCGTCGCCGGCCCAGGTGTATTCGCCTGGTGCATACACGCTGTCGGGGGATTCGTTTTCTGTGAACTCGTACGGCTCGCTGGAAATCGCGCGGGTCGTCCTGGTGCCTGTCAAGGGTTAAGCCCCCGCGGCAGGGGCCGGGACGGAGCGGCGCAACAATGTTGGCGGTCGTCTTGCGGTCCTGGTCCCTGCCGTTTTCGAGGTGAGCGCGGGTGTCTATCGTCGCGGAATGCATTGCGCCTTCGTCGCCAATCGTGAATACGGGCGACTTGGTAGCGGATTGCGCCGCTGCCAGTGGGACGGTGGGCTGGGTCGAGTCAACGGGAGGGTTGCCGGAACTCTCGCTGGCCGACGGTGGGGCGATTGCCGGGGCGATGTTGGCGCTTTGGGCCGTCGCGTGGGCCATTCGGGCAATTAAAAAGCAATTGGAGGATTCTTAAATGAATCGTATCTATCTGGGCGCTTCGGCGCTGTTGCTCCCGCTCGCTTCGTTCGCCGCTGCGGTGGACGTTGACGACGTCGTGACGGATATCGGCGCACAGGTCGCGCCGGTCACGTCCATCGGCGCGGCGGTGCTGCTCCTGCTGGTCGCCATTAAGGCGTTCAAGTGGGTGCGTCGCGCGATGTAATCGCGCTAGGGCGGGGCCGTCGGTCCACGGATCGGCGTGCCCTGCCCGATCTTGGAGGGCTTTTCATGGCTGGATATTTTCTGCTCATAGCATTGGCGGGTGCTGCGTGGATCATCTTTCGAGATTGACGCGGCTCACGTGGCTGCTGGCTGCGTGCTTGTGGATGCTGATCGCGAGTGAGCCCGCGCGGGCCGTGGATTGTCCGCTCGGCACGCAGGGTTATACGCTGCCGGATTGGGACCATGCTCGAAGCCCTAGCGGGGGTACGTGGACTGGGACGCACCTTACTGCGGGGGCGACGGGTTGTGGGTACACGGCGAATAGCTCTTCTGCCTGGTCTTGGAGCGGCTCTAGTTACGGGGCGGGGGTTGCGGCGGTCGTCGCTTACTATGGTGCATTTACTTTGGTCGGGCAGTGCTACACCAGCAATCCCGGAGCGAATTGGTATGGGGAGGTGTTGGTCTTTAAGCAGGGCACGTTGTATCGCCTTGCTCGCGTTACTACGCCAACGACGGCTGCGACCTGTACGGACACGAATCCGTCGCCGGATTGTGCCTCGCTCGCGAATACGAATACGTTGGCGTCAGCGACGGATCAGCCAGACAGCTATGTGCCAGAGGATACGCCGTGCCTTGCGGGCTGCGCCGCGTATAAGACTGCTACGCAACCGTGGCATAGGCTGGGGCCGGCGGGCCATCGTGAGTTTTTGACGCAGTACCGTCTTACCGGGCAGCAATGTACCGTCGAGGCTAATACTGCGGTCCCAACGGAGCGTGACACGGACGAGCATTGCGTCGGGTCAGCGTCGAGTGCGACGGATAAGCTGTGCGTCAAAGCGGATTCCGCTCCAGGCTGCGGTTTCGTTAATGACAAGTACGTTTGTACCAAAGCGTTGGCGCCGGATAAGTGTTGGGTGAATTCGGATGGGTCGCGCGTCTGTGCGGAAGGCGCTGGCGTTCCGCCGAAGCCGTCGAATGCTGATGGGACGGCGGCTGCGACGCCGGACAATGTTTTTGAGACGTGCACGGGCGCGAATTCCTGCACGACGAATCAGTATTTCAATTCCTCGACTGTGAGCGCGTCGGGCACTACTACATCGGGCGGCGGCGATCCTGCAAATCAGGGTGGCTCGGGTACGCCGGGGACTGGGCCGGGCGACACGGGCGGCGGCGGTGGATCGGGTGGCGAAGGGACGTGTACCGGTGATAACTGTGAAACCAACGGCGGAACGGCCGGCGCAAGCTGGTGTAACGCACCGCCGACCTGTAGCAGCTCTGACGCGGTGCAGTGTGCGCATCTGATTCAGACCTGGCGCACGATGTGCCCTGAAGCGACGACTGATGAGGAAGCGCTTACAGCGATCGGGGCAACGGATGGTGAGCTATCGGGGGACGGTCCCAACGATGCCTCGGTGGACGTCGGGACGCTCGACTCGTCGGGCGGGATTAGCGTTGGTAGTTGCCCTGCGCCTCTTTCAATTACCGTCATGGGGCAGTCGATCTCGGTTGACGTCTGGGAACGTGGGTGCGACATGGCGCTTCTCTTTGCGCCCATCACGATGTTGTTGTCTTACCTGGCTGCGGCCTTCTTGCTCATCCGAGGGACCTCGTAATGCCTGCTATTCTTGCGTGGTTGGCGGCTCTTGGGCCTGTGGTGGTTCCGCTCGTGCGGCGTGCGGCGTGGGGCTTGGGTTTTGGCGTCGTTGCCTACGCGGGCATAGGCGCGCTCTGGACAGAGATCCAGTCGCAGATTTGGGGCAACCTGGGCGACGCGTCGGCGTCGATCTTGACCATACTCGGTATGGCGCGCGTGGACGATGGTATTCAGGTTGTGCTGTCGGCCGGGTCGGCGAAGCTGCTCTACAACGGATTGAACGCGGCGGGCGTCATCAATCGGCCGCGTTGGAAGTTCAGCGACTGATAGGCCGGGGGGCGGGGGATGCTGAATCTAATCACGGGACAACCGGGCAATGGAAAGACGCTTTTCACTTTGGGGCTGGTTGAAAAATTACGTCTTGATCCTGCGAGCGTGGCAGGCAACCGCAAGGTTTATCAGTCGGGCATTCCGGACCTGACGTTGCCGTGGGAGCCGCTGGAAGATCCCGCGCGCTGGTTCGATCTGCCGGACGGTTCAATCGTCGTCATTGATGAATGCCAGCGGGTTTTCCCGCCGCGCAAAGTCGGCGCGGCTGTACCTCGGCACGTGCAGGAGTTCGAGACTCATCGTCATCGTGGCTTTGATGTGTTCCTCGTTACGCAGCACCCGCAGTTGCTGGACATTGCCGTCCGCAAGCTGACGGGCCGGCACTATCATCTGCGCCGCACCTTCGGTCAGGAAGTCTCGACGGTCTACCAGTGGGAGGAATGCACGGACCCGAACGAAAGGGGTAAGCGCAACGTGGCGTTGCAGTCTCGCTTCGCGTTCCCCAAAGAACGTTACGGCTGGTATAAGTCCGCCGAAATTCATACGGTCAAGAAAGAGCTTCCGTGGAAGCCCATCCTTGTGCTGGTCGGGTCGATCATCGGCATAGGGCTGCTCGGGTGGTTTGCGGCGTCTAGGCTCGGCGGCTTGAAGGATGACAAACAAGCCGAAAATAACAAACAAACATCCGTTCTTGAGCCGGATCGGGTTGCTGCCGGTGATTGGTCTGCTCACTCGTTCGTGCCTCGCGTTGGCGCCTGGCTGTGGTCGGCTCCGTTCTACGATCAAGTCGCGAAGGTCCAGAGCTATCCGCGGATTACCGGGTGCATGAGGATCGACTACGGCAATGGTCGCGTCGATTGCAAGTGTTCGAACGGGCAGGGCGATGCTCAAGCCGATGAGGCGATGTGCCACGACTACATGATGGGGCGTGTTTTTGATCCGATGCGTCCATACCAGGACGCGAAGGAAGCGAACATCCGGTATCTGGATGCTGTGAACGGCCCCGGCCAGGGAGGCGCGGGCCAGGAGGAGGGCAGGACCGGAACTACTTTCCAGGCCCCGCCCCCGTCGGGTGTCGCTGGGTCTTAGCTCTTGGATGCCGCAGGCATTGCAAAACCTTCTGCGATACGCGCTACCCGAACCGCGAATGCATAAGCCCGAATCCGCATGGTGACGTGGTGTAGCTGCTCGTCTGCCCTGGCAAACTGGTACTCGGAAAGCATGCCGTTGCGGAACTCGTTACGCAGGCGGGCCTGCTGTGCGGCGAGGGCGGTCAAGAGGACCTCGGTGTCCACCAGGCTGAAGGGGATGCTCGTCTCTGTGGGTGCCATGTGTCGTTGCTCCTTGTGTTGCTGGTCCGGTCATAGATTATCCGGACCAGCAACACAAGGCGCGGCGCGGCGTCACAGGAAGGCGGGACCGATGCGGGGAGCGTGCCAGGGTTGGTAGCTGGCGCGATTCCCGCTAGGGCTCGCCGGAGGGGGCTAGCGGAGGGCGGGGAGTGCTGGTGTATGCTTGGGGCGTCTTTTCTTAACTCATCGCAGGGGGCTTCTATGGCTGGCGTGACGCAACGTCAAATGGATTTAGAGGGTCTGTTATCTCCGGACGGTACACTCCGGACAACGGGTCTGATGGGCTGGGTCGGCCCCGAGAGTGGCGGCGCATTTGGTCATCATTGCCTGCGCTGCGGCGTTCGGTTCACGACACAGGTAAGCATGACCGGGGAAACGGGGACGGAGGAGAACCTCCTCGCCTGCGCCGTTGCCTTCGCTGAGACCTGGCACCGATGCCGCTGACTGAGGGCCAGGGGGACCCCGCCGCAGGCGGGGTCCCTGGTCTTGCCAGTATTGGAACAAGTGACACGCGGACGGAGATTTCGGGCCTTCGGACGCGTCTGTCGCGGATGAAGCGCGGAGTCATTACCAGCGCGGCGCAGCACGAAAGAGCGCTTCAAGACACTGGTTTCCGGTACCGGGCGGCCTTTGTGCTGTTGACGTACCGCGAAGACGCGGAGTGGTCGCGTCGTGACGTCTCGCACTACGTTCAGCGGGTGCGGCAATGGCTGGTCCGGCGCGAGTATCCGGTTCGGATCGTCTGGGTCTGTGAATTGACGCAGCGCAACAGGCCCCACTATCACGTTATG